CCGCCGTACAGCGACCCGTTGAGGGTGCCTTCCTCGAGGACGTCGAGCCAGTCCTGCATGGTGCACCCGTACTCCTCATGCGGTGACCAGGTCGTGGGCTGGATGCCGTTGGTGATTCGGGCGTTGACGCACAGCTGGTGGGCTCGCTCGTACCATCCAAAAAGCACGTCGTCGATGTCGACGCCGACGCGCAGGCTCTTGCTGGTCATGGGCAGTGGTCCGTTCCGGTCAGAGGAGGGTGAGGGAGTCGCGGATCCAGCCGTCTTGGTTGACGGTGAACATGAGGAGGCCGGGGTCGGAATCGGACCCGCCAGAGCCTTGTCTCCACCAGTCCGAGCCATTGTCTTGAGTGGGGGCCTGAAACCACCACTTGGAGCGGCCGGTGTGCCGATTCATCCCGCTGGGTTGGATCCGCAGCTGATGGAAGTGCCCGGTCAGCAGGATGTCCGCATCGGCCAAGGCTTGTCCGCCGTGTGTTTGTTTGGCCCACCACAGAGGGATCTGGTCGGGGTTGTTGACCTGGTGGCCGTGGGCCAGGCCGATGATGGTGCCGGCGACGTCGAGCGCGAGGGTCTCTTCGTGCTTGTCGGGCCAGAGCACGGACACGTGACCGAACTTGTCCGGGTTCAGTGCGAGGGCTTTGCGGATCTGCTTGAGCGCGAAGATGCCCCAGTCGTCCCCGGGCAGGCCCAGCGCGCCTTTGCCGGAGCGCCACCGGCAGTGGTTCGACCCGATCCCGGCCATGACCACGGAATTGTGGGTCTTGGCCAACATTTTGACGGCTTCGAGCTCGACGGTGGTGGCCACGTCGATCTGGTCCATCAACGACAGGTCGTTGGTGAAGATCTGGGAGGAGACGTTCTCGAACCCTTCGACGAGGTCACCCAAATCGAAGAGGTACGCGGCGTCGTTGCGGTGCGCCCGGGAGTAGGCGTGGATGCCTTCGAGGTAGGCCTGTTGTCGTTCGATGAGCTGTGGGGTGCCGCCGCGACTGGCGACTTTGCCGGTTTGGGGGTCGGCCCAGAGCACGACGGTCGCAGTGGTGACACGTTCGGGGCGTTCCGCGGTGGCCTTGGCGGTTCTGCGGGCCGCACGCGCGCTGGTGAACAGTTGGCGCAGGTCCGGGGTGTTCGTGGACGTCAGCCGGCGCACGTTGAGCCGGTAGTAGTGCATCCGCACCACCGACGACACCCGCAACCCGGTGGCGGGGTCGATGTTCGCCTGGAGTGCGTCCCACCCGCGGACGTTGACCGGTTCGATGACCTCGACGTCGGCGGGGTTCATCCCGGCGTCGATCAGGTACGGGTCCCAGGTGGTGGGCCGCTCGGTCAGGGGTCCGGTGTTGACGGAGCCGGTGTTGCCGTCCCAGACGTAGCCGGGTTCGAAGCCCTTGGGGTGCTCCACTCTCGCGTTGCGTGGTGTGGCCGGCGGGGCAGGGTTGGACGCAGCGATCGCGTCAGCCAAGGTGCTCATGGGCAGCGGCATTCGCGCCTGCGGTGCCGCCCGATGCTGTTCTGGGACAGTGCCTCGGCCAGGACGCCCTGCTCGGTGAGGTAGGCGGTGGCCCGGTGTAGCTGGGCGATGGACGCGGTGCCGCGGGATGCGGCCAGGAGCTCGACGGCGAGGTCGGGGTTGTCGGCACGTAGCTGGTCGATCAAGGCTGTGACGGCGCAGCGGGTGCCGGGTTTGCGGTCGACCTCTTGCAGGGCGTTAGCCAGGGACAGGGTCATGCCCAGACCACCGTCCAAGGGCGGTGGGTCCAGTCGTAGCGGCGGGTGATCACACACAGCAGAGCTCGCATCAGTCGTCCTCTTCAGTGTCGGTGTCGGAGCTGGCGTACTCGTCGAGTAGGTCGCGGTCGGTGAGGGCGTCGACGCAGTATTGGGCGAGGCGCGCTCAGTGTCACGGGTGTTGCGTGTGGTGTGTGCCATGCCACGCCGTCAGGATGGGTTAGCAGCATGGGTGGGTCGTCTGCCCGGTCGCGACGAGCAACGGGTGCATGACCTGGTTGCACACGGCGCACCGGGCAGTCCAGTCCTTCACCAGGGCCAACGGGGTGCGTTTCCGCTGGCACGTGTCCAGGTGGCAGGTGTACGCGTCCTGGTCTTCGATCGGCAGCTGGCGGGCGGGGACCTTCCTGGCCACAGTCCCGTACAGGATCACGTTCCCCATCAGGGATGGTTCCCGGTCCAGGGGCATGGCCACACCGTTACCGGTTTTGACCCACCGGATCGGGGCGGCGCACTCCCGGCAGACGTTCATCAGTCGTCACCGATGCAATGAACCATGTAGACGCTCTCCACTGACACCAGTCCTGTCGCGTCAGGGTGCGGGTCGTGGGCGAGTTGGCCGTCACGGTTGATGACGACGTGGTGGATGCCGTTGCCTCGCGGGCTTGGTCCCATCGCCAGCACGTACTCGCCGGGTTCTGGATCGCGGACGCCAGCCGAGGTCACGCTCAGGCCACGGTCATGCAGCCAGGCCAGCATCCGGTGCCACCAGTTCCACTCGGTGACGTTGTCGCCGTCGTGGTCGACGTGGTCCTGGACGAAGTGCGGCACGTCGTCCAGTGGCAGTTCCAGCAGTGATGCAAGAGCAGCCTGTAGGCAGTTGCCGCGTTGCTCGTCGACGGGCGCGGCAGGGTCGTAGAACTGGGTCTGGAGGATGCGCCTCATGGCCGGCGTCCGCCGAGGGCGTCGAGCAGGTCGGCCCAGCCCAGCTGCAACGCCCCCACTGAAGCGAGGGTCTCCGGCGACGCCCCGACGTGGAGCAGGGTGCGGCGTTCATCGTCGACCTGGCCGCGCAGCTCGTCGGCCCGCTCACGCAGGGCTGGGGGGATGGAGCGGGCCGCGTCCAGGACGGTGTGCAGCAACGCGTTCATACGGTCACCAGGGACAGGGTTTCCAACGCTCGGCCGGTGCGGACGTTGACGGGGATGCCGGTGGCCAGGAACGCTTGATGGGCGATGAACTCCATGTCGGCCTTCAGTTGGGCCTCGGTTTGGATGATGGACCGGTCGACGTGTTGGAGGAGCCGGGTCGCGGCTTGACCTACGAGGACGTTCATGACGCGCACGCCGAGCAGATGTAGTCGCCGTCGTCGGTGCGGGCGATGGGGTCGGTCTCCTCTATGGCGCCCGTGCTGCCCGCCTGCAGCCGTTCGACGTCGTCGATTGCCGCATCACGTTGCCGGGCCATGTCGGTGAGTTGGGCGAGGGCTTGGTCGCGTTCGTCAGTGCGGATCTGAACGTCCTGGACAAGCTCGGCGACCTTGTCCAGCATGACGCTGTGCAGGAGATCTGGGGTGTTGTCGACGGCCTGGTACTCGCTCAGGACGCCTCGGAGGGCTTGGCGGATGTCTTGGACTGTGGCGCGAGGGGGCTGTGGGCAGCGAGTACAGGTGGCGACGGTAGCGACGTACCCTCCCTCGGAGTAGCGGGTGTGGTCGCCTTTGCAGTGGCCGCAGTCGACGGTGCAGGTGTCATCGCACTGGCTGCCAGTGAAGTCGCGGCCGTTGTTGGCGGTCATGCCGCTACGACCGTCTGGTAGGTGAAGCCGACCCGGGTCTTATCCGTGGCAGCGTCGTAGTCGGCGGTGACGGCAGTGAGCCGCTCACCGAGGAGGTTGGGGCCGTGGACTTCTCCCACGATGTGGGTGACGTCTCCCGGGTAAGTGGCGAACCTGGTGGGCAGGGGGCTGGTCATGGTGTTCTCCTGGGCTTGGAGTGGGTGGATCCTTGGATGGTAGCGGATAAGTGCGCTACGTAGCGGACAATGGACACGACAATGTTTCGGCGGGTCTGGCGGACGCACCGGGCGAGCTCGTGGGCGTGGTCGGTCCAGGTGGGGATCATTTGGGGCTCCTGAGGATGGTTTCGATGGTGCCGTCGAGCAGCTGGTCGGGGCGTAGCAGATGAACCTCGACGCCGGCAGCGGCTAGGTCAGTGATCCACTCGTCCTGCTTGGTGCTGGTCTTGCCTTTCATGGTCTTGAGCTCGACGAACAGCAGGCGTCGTTGGCGGGCGTGGACGAGGCAGGAGTCAGGGAAACCGCCGGGGCTCCTGCGTGAGTCGTGGGTGTGGTAGGAACGCCAGCCCAGGGCTGCTGCGAGGGCGTCGAACTGGTTCTGGAGCGCGTTCTCGGTCATGGTCTTGGCCAGGGCGGCCATGTAGTCGGTGGCGGTGATCGTGTGCCTGGTCACGACGCACCGCTGTTGACGAGGTCGAGGAGCACATCGGCGTGACACGGATCTTGAGGCTTGCACCAGCAGACCAGGTCCTTGCCGCGCAGGTCGCCGCGATCCAGCGCAACACGGATGCGATCACGACGCGCACCCACATGGCCGGGATAGATGGCCGGGTTGGCAAGCCATCCCCGGAACATGGCGGTCACGTCGGCTGCAGATGCGTCCCAGAACTTCTCGCCGTTCAAGGTGTCCACGGACACGCGTATGCCGACCTTGAACGGGTTGCCCCAGAGGGTCGGCCTGCCGACGTAGACCGCGCCTTCGGGCATCCGCCAGCCTTTGGTGCGCTTGCGCTGGATCCGCACCGGGGCGCTCACGAGACGGCCGTCCCGAGGTCGCCGTAGTCGTCAGTCCAATGAGCGTTGGTGCCCCTACTGCCCCAGGACACGTGGCACGAGTCGCAGGTCCATGAGTCGCCGTCGCCGTCCAGTTCCTCGTAGCAGGTGGGGCAGCACGGGTTCCGCCACTCGATCTCTCCGGGCAGTTCTGTGAAGCCAAGGGCGATGCGGTGCCGCTTCGGGCAGTGGCACATATGGTTGAACGTCATGCCGATGACCAGTCCGGTCGTGTAGACCCGAGGACCCCACTCACAAGCGCTATCGTGCTTCCCTGCGGCCACCTGCTCGGCATGATGGCGCTCGGCGTCGGCAGCGAACCTACTGAGGCCGCTCATGACGCACCATCCGTTCGGATCGGGTAGAGCAGCTGCTCGTTGAGACCCTCGGGCATGTCCCAGTCCCAGAACCCTTGGTGACCCACTGCGGGGATCGGCTGAGGCAGTCGGGAGATGGATGTGATGGACCACGCGTACCGGCCCGGTGAGTGGTCGCCCAGGGCCCGCTCCCGGTCGCTAGGTGCGTGTCCGCCGCTCATGGTGGAACGGGTCTGGAACAGGTCACCCACAGCCACCACGGCGCCCATGGGCAGCCGGTACGGCCACGACAGGGACTTGCCTCGCAGCAGCAGCCCAGACTGGTCCCGCTCCACCTGGTACGGGCCGACCTCGAACCAGTCACCGATCCGGCACGGCCACGCCAGGCCGGCATGGATCGCCACAGGGCCGCGGTACTTGGTGTCCCAGGACCTGGTCTCCATCTGCTTGACCCCGAGCGCGAAGAACGTGGCCCAGGGCTGGCGGATCGTCAGCGCCTTCACTTGGTGATCCCTGGGATGAACGACCACTCGAAGTGGTCGTCGTTCCATGCCGTGTCGACGGGCACGAGGATCCGGGTGCCGTTCGCGCCCTCTTGGGCTGCGTCGAAGTCGCCGTTGATCCAGTTCGCGTGGTTGCACTCACCACTGTCGACCATCCGTGACGGCGGTTCGCATGCGCAGTACTCCTCGCACTGGCAGTCGTGCACCATCCGGCACGCGGCACCAGGGCGTGACTTGCAGACCAGGGTGGCGCGGATCCCGTCGTCGCCTTCGAGCTCGAGGTAGTGACCCACCGGTGGGGCAGGCTGTTCGGGTGGGAGGCCCTCAATCGATAGATGAGAATGGTTCTCATCTGGCGCTCCTTGAGAATCGTTCTCATTACCAGAGGTCACCGGGCTACTTGACATAATCATGGGTTGCTCCTCCTCGCTGGCTTGCAGTCCTTCGCGTGGATGCCCGGCCAGGCTGCGACTAGGGCGCGACCGAAGTCGGTGTTGGATGCGTCGACGGACAGTCCGCAGGGTTTGCAGCCGACGCTGATCCGATCGCCGCTGATGGACACAACAGGGGCGGGGATGGCGTCTGCGGCGTCGGCTTGGGCTTGGAGCTTGTCGACGTGGCGGATCATGCGTCGGACGTCTGGCTTGGTGAAGCCTCGGACGGTTTCGTTGAGTCGTTCGCCTCGTGCGCCTAGTCCGGTTCCTTTGGCGTTGACGAGGGTGAGCACCATGGTCTGATCGTCGCCGGGCTTGTCGAGTGCGTCGGTGAGCATCTGGCGGTATTCGGTGGGGGTCATGCGCGTTCTCTCCAGTCGGTGGGCGTGGCGTCGGCGTGTTCGTCGAGCCTGTGGATAACGTGATGGGGTTCCGCGCGATCGGGGCTCTGGATGCTGCTTGCCCGGATGGGTGCGTGAGCGAAGGGCTGGGAGTCGCGTCGGGGCCGGCATGCGCGTGTGTGCGTTACGGAACTGGTGTTGTCACCTGGGTCTTGAAAGGCCTTCTCCGTAAGTGCGTGTTCTCTTCTGTTCTGTTCTGCTTCTGCGCCTGGCCGATGCGTTCCGCAGATGCATCCGGCATATGCGTGGCCTATCTCGATTCGGCACCACGTTGGCTGGTGTAGCTCGAGCAGAGCCTCGACCTGGAGCAGTGCGTCGTGTCCGCCCATCTGTCGGCACTCGGTGTGCCCTGCGGATGAGTTGCCAAGCAGGCTTTCGGACAATCCGCGCTTCCACTCGACGTAGTTGCCGTCCTGGGTGCATCGGGCGAGCAACGCCTGCTCCCACTCGGCCGGCGTGAGTGGTCCGTGGTCGTGTCCATGTAGGAAACGCAGCAGTGCGACGACTCGACCGCCCTTGCCAATGAACGCTTGCCACCGCTCAACCTGGGTGATCCCGACCTTGACGATGCCGTGGCGGGGCCACTCGATGACGTAAACCGTGGTGTGATCGGTGCGCTTTCGTACCGTCATGACGCGACCGGCCGTGCATGTCCAGCCTTTTCCCACCGGGAACGTGCCGCATTTTGCGCGCGCAGCCGTCGCTTCTTCGTCTCGTCGTTGGACTCCTGGAACTCAGACCAGCCGGGGATGATCCACCCGCCACCACCTGGGTCCATCTGCCACAGCTCGACGTCGAGGAGGTTCGCGGCGTCAGTCTGTTTGCCGTTGATCCTAGGTAGGCACTCGCGAGGGAGGAACCCGTCAGTACCGTGCTTGCCGGAGTAGGCGAGCCCGCAGACGTACACGAACGCGGACCGGTGGCCGTCCTTCCTGGCGCATAAGGCGAGGATCTTCGGGTTGTCTGGGAGCGCGGTGTCGAACCGGATCCACGGCAAGCTCATGCGGTGACCTCATCGTCTTCAGTAGTGGTGCCAGCTGGGTGGCGTTGGTGGTACCAGCGGGTGTCGCGTTCTTCCTCGGTCATGCCAGCCCAGAACCCGTTCTCCTCGGTCGAGGAGGCTTCCTCACACCGGCGCAGCACCGGGCAGGTGGCGCAGTTCTTGCGTGCCGCTGCGAGGGCTCTGGCGCGCAACGTGACCCTCTTCACCGACGCCAGGACGGGAAGTGCGGCAGCGGTGTCGTACAGCTCGTACTGGCCCGCACAGGCAGCGTCAGCGGTCCATGCCGACTTCCCGTCGAGCAGGGACCTCAGGTCGGTCATGCGGCCGCCCGCCGGTCACGGACAACGGTCCGCGTGGTCACGCGCAGCCGCTCAGCGACCTCGTCGGCGGACAGGCCTTGGGCGGTGAGCCTGGCGACCGCGACGGCCCGCTCGGGTTTGGTCAGGTGGACGTGGTCGCCGTAGGTGGCGCGCATGATCGCGACGTCGTCCACCTCGCTGTCGGCCGGCAGGGCGCAGGTGGGGTCCTCGTTCGGGTCGGCGATGTCATCCCAGCCCATCGGCGGCACCCAGCCCGAGCGTTGCGCCCTGGCCCTGGTCGTCGTTGAGGTCCCGAACTGCCCCGACAGCTGCTCGTACAGGTCGGCGATCTGATGGTGACGTGCCGCGGTGATCCTCGAGGTGTGACCGCGCCGGATCGCAGCCAACGTCACAAACGACACCCCGCACGCAGCCTGCAACCGGGACGTGTCGAACCCGTGACAGGCCAGAGCCTGCAGACGTCGACGCGCCACCAGGGCGTCGCAGTGGCCCGCAGTGCCTGTCCTAATATCAGCGCCCATGATCCGCCCGGTAACGGTCGCCCCAAGCTTGCGCACGTGCCCGGCGTTGCGTTCCGTCAGTGCGGACTCGATGTTGCGCGACTGCAGGCCGCAGGCGGTGGCGATCCACGCCGCCGAGTACCCCGCAGCCGTCCACGCGTCGATCCGCGCCCACGCCGTAGCCGGGTCAGGCCTGGGTAGGCGCCCGGTGCGGCGCAGCTTGTTCATCCGCCGCCGCTGGATCATGCAGGGTGGGCAGTGGCACGTCGTCCACCTCGACAGGTCCCTCTTGATGCAGACCACGTCGGTCATGCCACGTTGACGGTGCGCGGGTTCCAACCCTCATGGGCGCGGCGCTGGTGCAGGGCCACACCCTGGCTGGTGTCGAACACACGGTCGCAGGAGTCCATGGTGCAGGCGAACTCCCCGGTGACCACGGGCCGGGTCGCCTTGGATACGCCCGTGGTCTTGGCCACCTTGGGCGTCTTGCGTTTCAGCTTCGCGATCTCCGCCTCAAGCTGGGCGATGCGGGTGGCGATCGCGAAGGCTTCCCTGTCAGCCTTGACCTTCGCGTCGTGAGCCTCCTGCTCGTCGGCCAGGCGCGTTTCGAGGTCGACCAGAAGGGCCAGGATCTTGGCGCCGATGTTCTGGGTGCGGATGAACGGCGACAGCTCTGCCCGGCGTAGGAGGTTGTCGGTGGGTGTGGGTGCGGGCTGCACTGTGGCTGGCGGGGTGATGGCGAAACCTGAGGGTCGCTCAGGTTGCCCAGTTGACTGGGCATGGGTGGGCTGGTCTAGGAGCACGTGGGGCCGGTGGTCGACCGGGCGTTCGGGGATCTTGTCGCCGTTTTTGATGAGGACGTCGACGGCCCAGCTCATCCGGTCTTTGTTGGGGTAGCCGTGGTCGGAGACGATGTCCAGGACCGTGTCACGCGGCACGCGGGTGACGGTGGCAACGAAGTCGAGGTCTTTGCCTGCGACCAGGTGCTTCAACATCGAAACCTTGAGCTGGGGGGTGATGGTGATCGTGGTCATGACGCGACGGTCCTTCCGAGTGGTGGGCGGTGTTGGGTGCGTTGGTGGGAGAGGTATCCGGTGGGGTTGTAGAAGATGTCGCCGCAGTCAGGGCAGGTTGTGGTGGTTCCGGCGTTGATTGCGCGGCGTTCGCGCTCGGACAGGCCGCCCCAGATCCCGAACCCCTCGTGCGTGGTGAGCGCCCAGTCGAGGCACTCAGCCTGGACGAAGCACTTTGCGCAGGTGGCTTTGGCGACGCGGGTCGAGCCGCCCTTCTCAGGGAAGAACGCCTCCGGATCGGTCTGGGCACAGAGGGCCTGGTCGGTCCAGGGTTGGTCGATGAACCCGAACGTGGCCTCTGGCGCGGACTGTTCGGCCTCTTTCTTCGCGATGGGCTGACCGGTGACGGCGGACCATCCTGCGTCGGTGAGCCGTGAGCGGACCGTGGATACGGACAGCCCGAACGCCGCGGCGACGTCATCGAAGTGCGCACCGGCCCGGACCATCTGGGCCATGTCACCGGTCGAGGTTCGTTTGACTTTGTTGTAGTCGACGCCTGGCCCGGTGTCGGACCGGTTGAGCTGGAACTGTCCGAACGCGGATCGTTCACGCGCCGGAGTGGTCATGCCGCCACCCGCCGACAGTGGGCCCGGACTTTGGGGTCATCGATCGTCTCGTCGTCCCAAGCCATCGGAACAACCCAGCCAGCCAGTGCGGCATAGCGGATGGAACGCGAGTAGGCGATCTTGTCCCGGTGCCCTGCCTGTGGTGGCGCCGTGTTCCAAAGCTCGTCGTACAGGTCCACCACAGCCTTGGCGCGTGCCGTGGTGACCTGGGTGCGTCCGTGGGTGAGGGCGGTGAAGTTGGCCGGGGTAACGCCGAGGCGGGCTGCGATCTTCGACTGTGACCAGCCGATCGCGACTAGGGCCCGGATGCGGCGTGTGGTGCCGGTGGAGTCGACGCGGGCGCCGTCGGCGAGGTCGAGGGTGATGGCGAGGATCGCGGTCTCAGTGGCGGGGCGGATCCTCTTGGAGGGGGTGCGAGTGCCATCGGGGCGGCGTTTGCCGTAGATGAGTTTCCACAGCAGGCCTTGGGAGATGTCGGAGACTGCGACGATCCGTTTCAACCCCATCCCGGAGGCCGTGAGCGCGACGATGTGTGTGCGGGCGGGTCCGGCGTCGACGTAGGCGGCGTGGCCGTACATGGTGCGCCGGGTGAGGCCGGCCACGTAGGCACGGTTGGCGTCGCGGCAGGGGCGGCAGCGGCAGAGGTCGATGACGTAGCACACGTAGGTGCCGTGGACATGCTGGGCGCCGTGGGTGCAGGGCCGCTCGGGCCCGGAGAGGGCGAGTCGGTCGAGGCGGCGCTGGGCCCGGTCTGCACGCATCCGGGTGGTAGCGCAGGAGTGTTTGACCAGGGCATAGGCGGCCAGGGCTGGTGTGGTCACGGGTGTGGTGTGTCCGCAGTCGTCGCAGATTTCGATGACCCGGTTGGCGGTGCTGGGTTTGGTCATGACGAACCCGCTTTGGTGATGACGGTGAGCCGGTCCGGGGTGACGCTGGTGTTGGAGTATCCGGTGAGGCAGCGCAGCAGCACGTAGGACTTGCCGTCGGCGAACACGTCGAATCCCTCGACGCGCCAAAGCACTTTGCCGTTGCCGACGCGGACAGTGTCAAAGAGGCGGATGTCGTCGTCGCTCATAGGAGGTTGCCGCCGACCGGGACGTCTTCGATGTCGGGGTAGTCGTCTTCGTAGTCTTTGTCGTAGTTCTCGGCGTCGGCGTGCCTCTGTGCGACCTGACTGAGCGTGTCTACCAACGCCTGGTCGTCGATGCTCACGGAGCACTCGAGGGTTTTGAAGGCGCGCTCGGCCAGGGTCAGCAGATTTGAGGCGAGGTCGGTCTCGTCGAGGACCTGGGAGCCGTCGAGGTGACGCAGGAGGGCGATGACGGTGTTGGACTCGCTGATGTTCATGACGCGTCGCCCATGAGCTCGAGCTCGGCGGGGGACCACTCGTACCCGAAGATCGTGCCGAGGGTGTGCCGCCAACCTTTGGTGTGGGACTGGCGCCAGGCGGACGCGGACCGGGCCAGGTCCATGTCGCGTTGGAGACCGCCGAGGACATCCAGGGCGATCACAGCCTGGGGCAGGGTCATCGTGCGGATCCGCCGCTCGTACCCCACCCCGAGGACCTTGCTCATGATGGCCGGGTCGTAGAACATCGCCTGGGATGCCTGGTGCACGCGGGCCCGAGCGATGGTCAACGCGATGTCGGCGTCGCCTTCGGTGATGACCTCGGCGAGGTACTGGTGTCGGACCCGGGCTGCGGTGTCCAGTGTGCGCAGCAGGGTCGCGCGGGCGTTGCGGCCTTCGGGGATCTGGTTGACCTCGGCAGGAATGGCTTCGGTCGGTGCGCACTTGGCGATGACGGCAGGCTGCACCGGTGCCGGGTTCTCGGCGTCTTCCTTGGCGCGGGCGATGTCACCCTTGGCCTCGTTCAGCTTCCAGGACCAGTCGCGGGTCCCGACGAACGCGGCGAGCTCTTCGACGACGGCCAGGTCGGTGAACGCTGCTAGTTCGAGGGCGTCACTGATGGTTAGCTGTCCGTGGTCGACACCCTCACGGGCCTGCTCGGGCAGGTGGACCAGGGTCAGCCGGCCCTCGACGAACGCGCGGGTCCTCCCGAGCTTCTTGGCGATCAGGGTCGGGTTGTAGTTCGGGAACTCCATCAGGGACTGGAACCCGTCGGCCTCCTCGGTGACAGTCAGGCCCTTGCGGTGCCCGTTCTCGATGAGCATCGTCTCGAGCTGTTTCTCGGCAGTGTCCAGGTCGTGGCGGATGATGCAGGGCACGGTTTCCAGTTCGGCGTCGACTGCGCTGTTGAGACGGCGGTGGCCGGCGATGACGGTGTACCGCCAGGACGACTTCAGTGGTGCGGCGACGACCAGGGGTTCGATGATCCCGGCTTCGCGGATGGACGCGGTCAGCTCGTCCTGCTCCTGCTGGGTGCCGAGGTTGTGTCTGGCGTTGCGTGGGTGGGGGGCGAGGGACCCGATCGGGATCTCTTTGAACGTGGTTTTGGTCGGTGCAGTCATGGTGGGCTCCGGGGGTGGTTCAGGCGCGGGCTGTGAGGTAGGAGGAGCAGTCGTCGCAGGCGGGGTACCCGGCGGCGATGGTGACGGCGGGGCGGCCGCAGTTGGTGGTCGAGCACGGTAGGACCGTGCCGGGGATCGTGGACGTGCTCTCGGGGACCTGGTAGGTGGCTGCGCAGCTGAGGGCGGCGTAGATCACAGCCACCGTCAGGGCCACCAGGTAGACGCCGATCACGCGAGGTGCCGGGCCCGCATCGTGGCCAGGCGTTCGGCCTGCATCGTGCGCAGGTCAGCGGCCCGCTTGATCAGGACCAGACCCAACGTGTCGGCGGCTTCGGCGTCCATCCACGTGGTGAACTCCTCCTCGAGCGCGGCGACCGCGTCTTCGAGGGCGTTCTCCAGTGAGGTCAGGTCCGCGCCGGATCCTGCTCGGGGGGAGATGCGGTCGAGGTTGTTGGCGATCGCGGCGTCGGCGGTCTCCCACACGTGGAACGGGTCGACGAGCTCGGCGAGGTCGATGGTGTCCGGGACGAGGCCGATGCCGGCGTTGACGTCGAGTTTGACCTTCATGCTGTCTCCGATGCGAGGGTGGTGCGGGGATTGCTGGGGTGTGCTGCCCGGGAGGCGTTGACGCGGGCGGCGGTGGCGCAGTTCAGGAGCTCGTTGCCGAGGTTCTGTGCCTGGTCGGCGTCGAGGAGCATCTGTGCCCCTTGGTTGGGCATGTGGAGGGTGATGCCGTCGACGCCGACGGACAGGCGGATCATGCGGATCGCCGGGTCTCTCGCTTGCCAGCTTCAAGTTTCGCTAACAGGCAAAGACCGCAGCGGCACTGCTGGTCCTGGTAGGCCGAGATGCCGTGCGCTCGAACGTCAGCGATGAATACGGCGTCTGACGGAAGAGCTGTTCGTGCGGATCGGGCTCTCGCTCGTTTGCTCTGCATGTAGGCGGCCTTCGCTCGGCGGCAGACCTCGCACCGACATCCCTTGGTGTAGGGCACGTACCCGTGTTGCTGGATCATGCGGACGCGGCGAGCCGGTCGAGGGCGACCAGGCGCCACGTTCTCTGAGGCTTCCCACCATTCCCGGACTTGGTGTAGGTGCACTCGGTCCACCCGGCAGCCTGCAGTGCACCCTTGACAGCCAAGGACCGGATGACCGCCCCGACAACCACGGGCGTCACAGTCAGCGCCCCGGTCTTCGGGTTGATCAGCCGGTCACGCAGGTTGTTCGGATTGACCCGGCCAAGGTGGCTGTGGGCTTCGGCGACGATCGCGGCCACGATGACCTCACGGTCCCGGGCGTGCACCGGGTCGCCGGCCATGAGGGCCAGCAGGTCACCGGTCTCCGCATCAACACCGGAGGCCGGGACCCCAGTCAGGACCCGGTCGCTCACGACTGCACCTGCGGCGGGACACTGATGGCGGCACGCCAAGCCTGCGCCGTGTCACCGTCGGTGGGCTCGAACGTCGCAGCCAGAGCCACTGCGGCCGCGTTGGCCAGGGACGCGTGGACCGCAGCGAACCGGAGCTCGGTGTCGGCCCACTCGTTGTTCTCGGCGCGGTATGCCGTGTTCAGGTGGCGCTCGGCCTCGGTGTAGTGCTCACTTCCTGTCACGATTTCCCCGCGACCCATGCGTCGTCGTCGGACGGCATGTAGGACTCTTCCCCACCGACCGAAGCGGAGGGCTCGCCGACCTCGCCGGTGGCGGTGTTCACGGGGCCCTGGTCGGTCTCTTCGATGACCTCACCGACGATGTCGTGGCTGGACACGTGGTTGATGTCCGAGGTCGGGGAGATGTCAACCCGGACCGTGTTGTCCGCGTCGATGGCCGTGGCCAGCTCAGTGGACTTGGGCATCCACTTGGCCAGCTGGCGCACGCACGTCTTGTGCGCCATGCCCTCGAAGTGGTCCTTCCACGGCCCGAACACCACGCCCTGCTTGGTCTTCGCGGTGGCGTGTTCCTTGGAGTAGGCGATCATCTCGTCGTGGGTGATGTAGATGAACGCGTGCCCGCCCGTGGTGAACTTCACGATCGCGTAGTAGCCCATCGGCTCCCCGCGGGCACCCGTCATCGCCGGGCGGTGGACAAGGGAGTCCGCCAGCCCGTAGTCGATATCGAGGTGGTCGTTGGTGTACACGGTCCGGGCGATCAGGGACTTGATCCGCCCGGAGCGGTGCGCGAGCTCGATCAGGCCCTGGTAGCCGATGACCAGCTGGGCCTGGAACCCACCGCGGCCATCGTTGGCCTTGCTGCTCCAGAACGGCAGCAGCCACGCGTGGCCGAGGACACCGGGGCGAAGGCCAAGCTGTGCGCAGGTCATCAGCGACCCCAGGACTGAGAGCTGGTCGCACTGAGCCAGCTTCGGGGTCATCCGCAACGCGGTGATCGCGTCACGGATCAGCTGCACGGCCTCGCCGCCCTTGGGCATGGCCATCTCGAACTGCTTCTGCATATCGGTGATGGCCTGCTCGAGGGTCTTGCCCCCGGGTTGGCGTTGGGCGACGGCGTTGTTGGCGACGCGCTCGGTCAGGTTGTTTCCCATGTCAGATTTCCTTCGGTGTTGCTGAGGGGCGCAGTACGCGGGCGCGGTACTGGGCGTAGAGCTCCGGGTGTTCGGTCTTGACCCGGTCGAGGTCGAAGGTGGGCTTGGTCGACAGGGCGTCGGCCAGGTCGGGGTGGTCGGCGGCGAACCGTTTGAGGGCGAAGGTGCCGTTCTGCTTGGCGGTGGCGTAGAGCAGCCCGCCAGCGATCAGGGCCTCCCCGCCTGCGAGGAGCTCACGCAGCTGGGCCTCGAGCAGGTTCTCGGCGCCCTCGGCTTCCTTGGTCGCGGCCTTCGCGGCCTTGAGTGCGGTGTACAGCGGCACGATGACCTCGGGGGCGCAGACGGTGAGCTCGGTGTCGACGGTGATCCAGCGGGCCTTGATCGCCGGCAGCGCCGCGGCGTCGACCGGGGGAGCGGTGTTGCCCAGGACGTACTTGTCCCAGAACTCCTGCTCCATCTCGGTCAGCAGGGCGATGAACGCCTCGTCCCGTTCGACGCGCCTGATCTGGAAGTCGTTGCCGTCGATCAGGGCTACGACGTGGGCGTGGGTGCGGCCGGTGACGGCAAGGCCGTGCTGGACCTGAACTTCGGCGTGGTCGGCGATCTGGTCGTTGTCCCAGTCGTCAGCCATCCGCCAGTTGGTGCACTTGGACTCGAAGATCCCGCCGTCGCCGACGTTGCCGTCCAACGAGACCTGCATGAACGGGTGGGACTTGGAGCGCATCAGACCCGCGCGATGCACGACCAGGCCGCTGTCCTCGACGAACGCCTGACGCAGCGACGGCTCCAGCAGGGTGCCCCAGCGCATCGCGGAGGTCTGGTGCTTCTCAGGCAGCTGGCCGGTCTTGTCCAGCCACAGCTCGTAGCGGGAGGAGAACTGGTTGACGCCGGCGATGGTGGACGCGTCGGACCCGCCGATGCCTTTGCGGCGCTCGGCAAGCCAACGCTCGCGGGGTGCGTCGCAGGGCAACACCTGGGTGGCGTTGGGGTTGGACCAGGGGTTGGCCACAGTCGCGGTGCTCATGCCGCGCGCTCGGTTTCGGTGCGCGGGTGGCACAACAGGACGTGGAACCCGCGCGCCTCCTGATGAGTTATGAAGACCTTGGCTGCGTTGAGGTTGGGGACGGTGCGGGCTGTGACGAACTGGCCGTCGCGCCAGGACTCGACCCGCAGCAGGGCGATCATGCCGGCACCGGTGCGGTGGCGTGGAGGCTGGCCCAGACGCATTCCTCGTCGCAGTTGCGGCGCACCTCACGCTCGACGCTGTCGATCAGGTGGTCGTGGACCGCACCCATGGCGTCCTGCAGGGACTCGTGACGGCCCAAGGTGGCGCCGTCGGTGTCGTAGGCGGTGAAGCCGATCTCGTAGTCGCCGAAGACGCGTCCGATGCGGACCTCGCCCAGGTGGATCGTGTACCGGCCGTTGACGACGCGGCGTGCGACGACCCCGGTGTCGGTCGTTGTGCGGAGGAACATGTGCGAACCTTTCTGTGTTACGGGCCCCGGTCCGGCTGCTGTAGAGGCGGGCCGGGTCGGGGTCCGGTTTGTTGCTCGGGGTTAAGCGGCGGCGCGGTCGGCCAGGTAGGCGTCGATCGCGGCGCGTGTGACGCGGCGGCACCGGCGGATCTTGATCGCAGGCAGTTCGCCGGTCCTGATGAGCTCGTAGACCGTGGACCG